CCAAAAAATCTGTTCAAGTTATTTACGACTATTTGAGCCAAGGAGTAGAGGTTGCCGTTTTGCGGAACATCATCCCGTGCCCGGCTTAGGTCGGCTGCGGTATTGCGGAACTGAACGAGCGAAAGAAACATGTAAGGGGCATATAGCGTAATTTCGATTATTTTCCACTCCTCAGACTTCCGGTCATATCGTTTTATGTCCGAGAGCAAATAATATCGCTCATCCTCATGCTCCACGTAGTCGCCTCGCGCAATATCTAATTTTACGCGCGTTTTCAATGCCATTAAAATGCTGTTTTCGCCTTGCCATTCTCCGGTATAGGTAGCAGATTCGAGCATTACGCCCGACTTCAATAAGTCGACCGTGGCGAGGTTCGGTTTATTTACGAATATACGCTGCATATCAATTCCATATTAGTGCTAATAACCCCTGTATCGGCTATGCCGACTCCGGCAACCACGATAAAATGCCTTTCAAAGCCATCCGTGTAGTTGTGCGCTATATTTTCGTGAAACACATATCTTTTCACATTCCCGTCTCCAAATCCGATTTGCAGGGCGTGTGGCGAATTTATCGCAAGGCCTGCCTGCATGGTAAAACACTTGTACACATGCTTTACCGGCTGCGGCTCAATCAGCGTAAGGGCAAATGTGTTAATCGTCTTACTGTCCCGCCATCTTTTTACTACCTTGAATCCACTGGGACAATACACATCATAATGGAGAGAAAGCCCGTGTCCGGACACTTCCAAGCGCAACAGCTCTTTTTGCAGCAAGGCTCGCCGGAACCGAGCTATTTTTTGCTCCATTTCACCGGGGCTTTCGGCTAAAAAACCAATCTTCAAAATCATTGTCCGGGCGTCAAAGCGCATCTCTGACAGGTCTACATCTTTGCCGTGTTGCCCGGGCAGGTCTACTTCTTCCATGCCTTTAATGGATAGCTGGTCCGTCAAGCCCTCGTCGGACGACACCAACATGCCATAGCGCTCAAATATATCCTCGTTGTTAATCTTGTAGGTCAGCATCGCGGCGGTCAATTATTTTAATATTTTTACACTTATCTGCCTGCAGGGAAGCCTTATCATGCAGGGTAATGACAACAGAACACTTATCTGACGCAGCCACCTCCACTTCGGTCATTCCGGAGGCATCAATAACAAGCAATGCGTGATCTTTGGCTGCAATGCGGAGCGTGGACGAGCCGGCGGCATAGATGATGTATGAGTTGAACCCAAGGGCTTCTATGGTGGTGGCAGAATCAAACAGCGCTGCTTTTTCCCTGCCGGCAATTGGCGCGTCCGGGTCATCTATGAAGACCCCGTAATCACAGAGGCGATGCTTGTACTCCCTAAGCAGTGTTTTGAATAAAAACTGCCTCTCGCGAACAAAATCCCAGTGTCGGAACAGGAGGGCAACGGCCTCCATGTCGCTCCTGCAGGCTTCCAGTTCGGAAAGACGGGCGCAGGCGCCATTCTTTCGGACTAATCGTATGATTTTTTTTCGCATCATGCTGTCATTCCCTTATTAAGCAGTGTATTTTGGTTGAGCCTATTGTATATTTTTGGTATCCAGTCTGTGTTTTCACGGATTTTGGCAACATCTTTTGCGATGGCTACAATCGACTCCATGATTGCGCCTTGGTTTTCGACAGATTGAGACAGGAGCTCATTGCTGTATTGTATCGCCAGCAGGCTATCTGCCTGTCCGATTCGAATCGCGTTCATTAGCCCCACGGCCGCATTGACCGTTTGCTCGCTTGCGCCCGTAATGGCGCTCTTTAACTGGTTGTCAATGTTTAGTTCGCGGAAATACTCTTTAAACGGCTCAAATGACTCATTGAAGGCGTCCACCACGGCGATAGCCTCTTTTTGGAATTTTTCAAAGGCTTCCCGATTGGGACCATTGGCGAGTAGCTCGGCATTCAATTCATTCAGCAATGCCTGCACGGGGGCTTTAAGGTATTGGAGCTGCAGGTAATTGCGCAGGATGTCCTGGATGCTTTTGCGCGTAAAATCTTCCACGCCCTGCAGCGATGATTTCATATTGGCAGCTGCGTCAAATACGGCATCGGCAAGCCCCTTGGCAAACGTCTTGACGTCTGTCTGCAACAGGTCGCTCATCATTCCTTCAAAAATATCCTCAATCTCATATTGCAGCTTTTGTATCTCTTCCCTCCAAGCGTCAATGACTTGCTGATCCGGTTTCTTGCGCTGGCTTTCGGCGGCGATTTGCTGCAACAGAATCGCCTGCTGCTTGGCGAGATTTTCGATACTTTGCTTTTGTAGGCTTGCCGTGTCGGCCCCTATTGATTTTTGCACGGCGCGCTGCAGGGCCGTGTATGCAGTTTCAAGCTCCTTGGCGCGAGCTGTCAATGCCGCCTGCTGCCGGTCAATGTCATTCACCAGCGACCGGATAAGCGCATAGATATTACTAAGCGCAGACAGCGAGCCGGTAAACACGCCAATCCAGTTTCCGGAAGCAATGCCCCCAACAATGGAGGCTACGCCCTGCACCGTGCCGGTAATGGATGAAAGTACGCCAATAACCATATCCCCATCTGCGCCGAGCGTCTGCAATAGCTCTGATACGGCACTAATCCCCGTAGCCACATCGTCAAGCCCCTGCTTAACCCCATCCCAGTGTTCTTTTCGCAGAGCGTCGGCTGCGTTCCTTGCGCTGTCTTCCCATTCCCGGAATGTTTTTCCCCATGCGTCTTTGGCTTCCTCGGTGAGATAAATGCTTTCGTCAACCAGCTTGCGCATGGATGCGATAAACACCCTTACCTCCTCAAGCGACATGTCTGCAAGTTGTTTGATGCCATTCTTATACAACTCGGTGCGTTCAATCTGAGCATTGTCAAGACTTGACAACTCTTCATTCCTGCGCTCCTCAGCAAGTTTAGCCTCTGCCTCATAGCCATACTCCCGAAGCCAATGGATTTGATTGCCGTATTCTTCAGCAAGGCGCAATTTCTTGTTTGCAATCGTTTCGTACTCTTTTAACAACTCTTTTTCCAACGCTTTTGTTTCTTCCTGCAGTAGCCTGTTTAACACGTCTCGCTCGACTCCAAAGGCGCCGGAAGCATCCATGGCTGCAAGTTTTTGTTTGATTAGCGCAATCCGCCCAAACGCATTGTCGGCATCAATGGTCAAGTTTCCGTCAATCAATTTTTGCAGTTCATCTCGGATGGCTTCGTATTCCTTGCGTTGGGCAACCAGCTCCTGTCCGACAGAACCGGCCAAGTCGTCCGGAGAAAGGCTTTGCAATTTGCCTTGGATATCGCTGATTTGGCTGTCCAGCCATGCAAGCGATCCTTGAATAGGCCCTGCAATAGCCAGCTGGAATGCCTCTTGCTGCGCCTTAAGTTCCTCCCGCCTCGCAATGAGCGCTTTTGCCTCATCGGATGCAAGCTGTTCAAGAGACATGCCCCTCAGCTGGTCATTGATCAACCCGATTTGCTCCTCTATGTATGGCAATGTTTGTTTGTATGCCTCTTTCTTTCGCTCCAACAGCTCTGCCTCTTCCAGTAGACGGTCGGCGTTCCGGCCAAGCAAAAGCGTAGCCTCGCGGTCAGCAATAGATGCAAGCAACTCGTTGTGTTCCTGCGCGGCTGCATGATATTTACTGAGTTCTCTATCCACCTCATCCATTGCGGCCATAAAATCATCGCGGTTTGCATAGTTCGACTCGGGCCCCGCCGTCACCGTTAGGCCTTTTGCAATTATTTCGGCAAGCTCCTCAATCCTTTTTTTGTCTTCCTCAAGCTGCTCTGCGTCCACAAGGGAAGCCCTCTCCTTTAACCTGTCGTACGCCTTTCCGAGAGATTCGATCTCCGCTTCCATCATTTTGACGGAATCCCGCTCCTCCGGCCCAAACAGATTTAAGCCCATTTGTCCGGCCATTTTTTTTGCTTTGTCCAATTGTGTGAGAAATTCGGCCTGCCCGACTATGATATTATCAAATAAATCAGCATAAATTTGAGTAATCCATTCGTCATCACCTTTGCCGATGGCCTTTTCAATATCCTTTGAAAATGTATCGAATACCTCTGAGAACATTTCGCCAAACAGCCTGTTTGCAAGAATGGACTCAAGGGAAGAATTGATTTCCTTGGTAATGGATGCTATGGCATAGCTGCTGTCCCGATAACCCTGCAGGATTACATCCTTGATGGAATTGCCGATATCGCCTACCATTTCCTTGATGGCGTTGCGCAGCTCCTCTATATTCTTTTTTGCCGACTCTGCCGCTGCCTTTGCCTGATCCAAGTATGCAGTTCCGAGCTTGTCCTTGGTTTTTACATAAGCCGCGTCAATATTCGCAAGCATCCGGTTAATGTCCTCAAGGCTCTCCATGTTGTATTGCCTTATGCCCCTAAAGAACTCATATGCAGCTTTGTTGTTCTTTCTGAAATCATTGGCATTAATGCCGAGTATTTTTCCGGCAACATCAAAATTCCCTCCGGTAAGTAGGTTGAGCGCGTCTCCTGTAACAAAGGCGCGTATCAAATTACTTGTTTCTAAGTTTTTAAGCCGTTTATTGTACGCATTGAAGAAATTGTCAGAAGACTTTTGGGCCGCATCAAACGCGGCTTGCGTCGATTTTTGCAGTTGTTGAATTTTATTGAACGAATCGGTGGTAAACAGCGAATCACCAAGTCCTTTTTTATTTGCAATCTCACCTAACCGCTGCGCCAGCAATCCCGCCTCGGCGTTTGCATGCTCAACAGATTTGTTAAATTTCTCATTAATCACATCTGCCCCCATCTGAGCAACGGCTATAATCGCCGATATTAGCCCCGTTACTTTCTGCACCCCGCTGCCACCTTTCTGCATGGCGGTAAAGAATCCGCCAAGGGCTGTTTTTGCACGATCAATTTGCTTGGACCAGTCCTTGCCCATGGCCCCGCTGATTTCACCCACGGTGTCGAGCATCATGCCAAGATGGTTATTCATGCCAACAAGGGCCTCGTTGTACATCTGCAAGGTTTCCGAGCTGGCGTCCTCCTCGCGCATTGCCTCAAGCGCTTCGCGCAATGCCTGAAACGGCTTAGTCTGCGCAACCTGCTTAATGCCATTATTAATACCCTCTTTTAATACTTTCCTTACCTCCGGCGACAGGTCAAGATTTTCGGCCAACTCTTTTTTGGCCGCTTGTATGGCATTCTTGAGCGCGCTGATAGAGGCGGTAGACAGGTCGCCAAACAGCACGGACAGGTCGGGGCGCTCTGTTGTCATCTTTGCTACCTCTGCCTGATACTGCTTAATGGCAGAAGTAATTTTTTCGCCAAGAATCGTAAACTGCTCGTCAGTGGGATCAAGATTAATCCGCTCGCTCATCATTTTGTTAATGTCCTCGTTGATTTGCGACAGCGTGCGGCCGTAGTGCTCCGTATATGATTGGTATTCGTTGTGATATTGCTCCCTGTTAAGCCTGTCTATCTCCTCGTTCTTGCGTTTGGTTAGGTTAATGAGTTTTTGGGTGTATATCTCATACTCTCTTGACCCTTTTTCGTAATTTTCGCGCTCTGCCCGCAAGGCGCCCTCATCTTCGGCGTACTTCAAAGTAATGCGATCCATCTCTTCCAAGTAAGAGGTGTATTCGCGCTTTGCCCTACCCAACACTGACTCGTTTTCGCGCAGCTTTTCATAATAGTCATCCAGCGCCTCCTTTAGAGCCTCGTACAACGTAGCCACGTCGGCAGGAAGCTCCGCAATCTCTATTCCGGCATACTCCGAGAGCTTGGCAAGGTAGTCGCGCCTATGTTTTTCCAATTTCCGCAACTCCGCTTTATGCTCACCGTCTATTTCTGCCAATCGCTTGGCAACGCCGTCTTTCATCGTCTTAACTTTCAACGCTTCGGTCTGCGTAGCAATGTCGAACATTTTTTCATAAAGATCTTGCGTGGTCTTTATGCGTGCATCCGCCGACTTTTGAAGGGACTTTTCCTGCGAAACATCAAATTTCTTGATTTCCTTATCATATTTTTCAACCTCTCTCCTTGCCGCCTCAAATTCGCCGGCGGTATTCTTTTCCGTGCTGAGCGACTTTAGGAAATCCTCTGCCAGCTTCTTTTTTTGCTGCCAATACTCAAGCGTGCCTTCTTCGGCCTCCCGGCCATCCGCAAGCAGCGCATTGGTCGCAACGAGATTGTTGTTGATTTTGCTAATTTCTGCATCAACCTCCCTCAAATCTTTACTGACCTCTCCGATTTCATCCCACCACCCACCAAGATCTCTATTCTTTGTTTTTGGGGTAGCAGTATTAATCTGTTCTTTGAGTGTGCGCGCCCTGTCTTCCAACTGCATCTTTTTTGCAATCTGCTCTTCGAGCCGGTTTTCATAAATCTTTGCCCGCATCTTGACTTGGAGCTGCTCCACGTGCTTCTTAATTGCCTCCGTGCTGATGTCAATGAGTTTGCCCTCCTTATCAAGAAGCGCATTTGAATCCTTCACGATTCCATTCAACTCCGATTTCGCCCTAATCTTTGTGGCCAGCGTGGCATTCTCATTACCAAGTATCGCCACTAAGGTCATAATTCGGGCGCCCTCATTGGCATAGCTCTTTGAAACGCTTTCGGCAGCTTGGGCCAACTCTTTTTTCTGCTCTTTAGCCTTTTTTGACTCGCTGCTCAGTTTTGATATTAACCACGCTCCGCCCGCAATAGCAGCCGACAATCCAAGTGTGAGCGTTGCCATTAACACCTGCGCCGCCGCGGTGGAGACGCCCAGCATTGTAGCCAACTTTCCATTGGCTAAAGAATAAAGGTTCGTAGCCTTTGTGGCCGTAGCCATACGGAACGCAGACGTTGCATGTAGCGTGTTGGATAATTGTGCCATTCCCATAACCGTAGCCATGGCTGCTTGCAGGTTTTTCTGCGCCTTGGCCAATTTTTCGGTGTCATTGGTAAAGAGGGAGACCATGCCCAGCCCCGCCGTCAGAGCGCCTGTGAGGCCCTGTATGCCGGATGCCATCCCGCCCCATTGCGTGGCGCCGGTGGTAAACATTTTTTGCTCGTGAGACACCTGCCGGTACGCCGTTCCCAAGCGCTTCAACTCGTCTTGTGCCTCACGATATTCCTCGGTATTGGTTTTTCCGGCAAGCCGCATGGCCCCCATCTCATTTCTCAGACTCATTATTTGGGTACGCAAAGAAGCTGAGGACTTGGCAGCGCCGTCTTGAGCAGCCTCCAACTGCCGTAGCGCATCCTTTTCGGAGGCAATCTCCTGTTTCTTTTGTGCAATAAACTGCCTTTCTTGCGCCCATTGCTTTGAACCTGAGTTTAGCCGGTTGGTCCGTTTTTCCGCCGCGGCAACCTCCTGCTCCAGTTCCTTAATTGCCGCCCTTTGAATCCTTATATTTTCCTTAATGTATTCAGTGGTATCAAGCTCAATCTGCTTAATCGCGTCGCCGGTAGACTTGACGGATGAGCGCACTTTATCGAATGACTCCCGGGCTGCGCTGCCGGCTTTATTCATGGATGCCTCAAACCTGACCGCCCCGGAAGCAGTCTCCCTAAGACCCCTCTCGATGTCGTCACGCTTAAGCCTAAGTTCCAATGTTACTACCTTATCCGACATTTCTCTTCTTTAAATAGTCCGCTATATGAATGCCCTCTCCCGGCTTGATTTCCACATCCGACTCATTGCCTACCTCTACCGACTCAACCCTGTCTAACATCATCATCTGCAAGTTTTGCCAGCTGATTCTATACATCACGTTTTCCCAGCCGTACCGCTGGGCGCAGGTGTCAATGAATCCCCAAAATGTATCCCCGCCTACAGTTCGGTATTTTGATTCCTCTTTGCTTTGAGAACGGTATCTGGCGCCTGTAGGGTCGATCCCAAAGCATGAGCAAAAGGGACATAATCCCCCGCAAGTATAGCCCATTGTAGTAGTGTTGCCAGTGTCTCCATATTCAGCACCCTGGCCAGCAAATCCGCCCTGGCGGTTATCCACTCCTCATTATATACTTCATCCCAGCTTGCAGCTGTATGCAGCGCGATGATCCGGGCTACTACAGGCGTGTGTTTTGCTGAAATTCGCATAGCCTCCATGATGGGGTTTTTTTTCATCCTGCCGGCATTGATCTCCAGCTTTAGATACAGCGCACTGGTAAGCGCCACCTTGGCTGCCGTGGGCCGGTATAGATGAAATTTTTTTGTGCGGACAACTACCTTGCGCTTGAAAAAACTTCGCCATGAACGTATTTCGACCTCATGCGGAACGCCTATGTATTCGGGCTTTTGGGCCATAGCCTCTGCCGCCAATACGGACATTATGTCTTTTTCTTCCATCGTCTAAAATTTGTACCCGCAAGGGAGTCGCCTCCCTTGGCGCCCACACGGGCTGCGGGTTGGCCAACTCTATTCGGCAGCTACGGGCTTAAGGGCGATATCCGGCCCCAATGGAGTGATTTTAAATTTGGCTTCGAGCCACTTTTTGCGCCCGAAGTTGAGTTCGGGGGAAATGAGGATGCTTGCTTTTTTCCATCCCCAAACGGTCGGCTTGTCCTCGACCGGATAAGTATCCGTCTCGATCCATACCGACTTTTTTAGCGTATTGGAGCCGTCCGGCCCTACATACTTAATGTACTTCTGCGCTCCGGATCCCTCTTCGGTGGTCTTTCCACCGGTGTGTTCGGCAAAATCTTCAAAGCTATCAATCAGCAGGATTCCTTCATAGCTCCCCTGTTCCTTCTCAGAAACAGAGTCCTCTGTGCCACCCATGCTGTTCAGCCATTTTTCTTCCGTCTCGCTGCCGGTATTCGGTGTAATTCCCTCGTCTTTAATGGTGCCGAGTTTCTCAAGCGCCAAAATTTGCTCGTATGTCAAGTTTGCGTCAAACTCGCCCATGCGAACACTCCTAAGCCCCCTGATTGGTTGTTTGCTCTCTTTCATTGTTGTATTGTTTAATTGGTTTTTAAATGTCGTTTAATGGGAATAGAAAATCCACTTACCCCCCCTTGTTCGACGTTGCAAAAAGGGGTGCCCTGTGACGCTGTTCATCCTTACTCTAAGATGCCCGCGGTTGATTGCGCGTTTAATAGATTTAAATTGCTTCATTTTATCTTTAAAATTCTCAGTGTTACGAAGATTAGTATTATGCCTAATAATGCCTTGGCCACCCTAATCCAAAGCGTTTGCCACCATGTTAATTTATTTACCTCTACATACTTCGTTTCGATTGTTGCCGTTTTTTGCTCCATATATCTATCCCTTAGTTGCATGTAGATAGAGAAGCTGTCTACTGCCACCATTGCCGTCAGTATATTTTGATTAATGGAAAGGTGAGGCGGGGCAACGTGTTTGCCGGAGCGCAATTCGGTGATTTCTCGAAGTCGGGCCTGTCCAAGGCTGTCACATTCTATAAATGCCCTAATTAAAGAGCTGTCCGACTGCACTACGATTGACGTATCCCGAATCACATCCCAAATTTTTACAGTGTCGGTTGTAACCTCCGTGTTGTGAAGAATCAGCGGAGCGCGACATCCATGCAGGATGAATAGGGCGATTAATATGCAGACTGACCTCATGGCTTAAAAAGCGTTATTTTTTGTCCGTTCATCGTGTCCAACACATCAAAATGCAGCCAATTTACGCCGTCTTCCAATCGTATGGGGTATGGCAGTTTGTCTGCGTTTGCGCTAATCCTGCTGCGGGCCTCTTGAGCGGTCATTCCGGTAACGGTGAAGTCGCCGGCGGCCCCGATGGGATGTCCAAGCGTAGCCAGCTGATTCTTGGACGTAGCATCCCTTGTCATCTGACACAGGTTGCACCTAATTCCTCGCTGGCTCATTGTGCCGCCGACGTGGTAGTTGTTGCAGGTCATCCCGCTTTGAAGAATATCCCGCCTAATAATCAACAGCGTCTCCAAGAAGGCAGTATGGAAGAATCGCCATGACTGCTCTCCCCACCGACCCAATATGTGCGGGCAGATAAGTTCTTGAATTTTGAAGAATTTTTTAAGCTCGGTTATAATCTGTCTTCTTTCCATGCTACATTTTCTTCAAGTTCTCAAAAAACTCAAGCCGAATTTTTTCGTAAATAACGCCAAGTTCAAATAGATACTTTTTTTTATGGTAGGCCAAGCCATCGTACACTGCAGCCACGCAATACACGTATACTCTTTCAAGCCATTCAGGATCCATATAGTAGGACAATTTTCGGCCGTTATAGCTAAACATATCAAGGTCTGAGTAGTTGCGGTGGTATAGATTTTCGATTATCGACCTGATTTTGTTTTCAACGGCCGGGTTGTCTTCCAAGTGGTTTTCTTCCTTAATCTGAGCGATGGAGATGCAAACTTGATACATAACTGAATCAAGGGCGTGCTTGATGACAACCCTTACCTGTCCCAGCACCTCCCCGGTTAAGACCTCCTTGAGTTGGTCCAACTTGCCCTCTTGGCTCGCTTGACCCTTAATGATGTTGTCCAATGTGGCTTGTTGAACATGGAAAATTTGATTGACCAGCTTGACAAACCACCTGATAAACAGAATGAGCGTGATGGCGGATATCACAAGGTAAAACCCCGCCGTCATCGCCGTCATCCCAAAGTCTGAAATCCCACGGACTACATCTACTGTTGTTGCTACTTGTTCCATGCTTTCGCTTACACGCCTATTTGGGTTAATTCAACCTCTACCACATGAGTCGTTTGGGAGATTGTCACCTTGCCGGTGCGCGCAGCACCTGTATTGAGGGCCGCAGTAACGTGAACCGTCTTGCCGGATTTGGCGCAGCTAAAGCCCTCGCCGGATGCAACCGCGCTGTATGATCCACTAACGGTTACAGCAATCTCCTTTGTTTCGCCGGCTGCCACAAAGGACAGGGACTTGGGATTTGCATCTATCACGGCAGCATGCGAATCGGAGCGAGTGTCTAAGATGACCACCTGCTCACCCCATGCAATTTGCGTGTCTATTTTCATCAACATCTTGAAGAAATACAACTCGCCTGCGTTCGTGAGGCGATCAATGCTGACCGTCTCGGTGTCATTTACGGCGTCTACGCCAATCCATAAATTTGTTGACAGGTCTGTGCCGGTAATGGTGGCCACAATCACCCCTTGGGGCCAATTTGCCAAGGCTTCAATGGTAACGCCCTTGAATCTTTTAGCATTAGTATCTGTCCAGTTTGCCCCCTTGCTGTCACGAGATGTCAGCTCGTCATCATAGGCGTCCGCGTCTTCAATGGACACTAAAAAGCGCAACCCCGGAGCGGAACGCATGGGCTTGGGTATAGCGCGATAGGCGGCATTAAGCTTGCCGATCATCGTGGTTTCTCCGGTTTCTACTTCAATCACATCCTCGTCAGCCAAAATACGGGTAAGGATTCCGTCAAAATACTGATTTTCGCCGGAGCCGTGCTTGCCATTTATAAAGTGGTCGCCCAGCTCAAAGTTAACTACCTTGGCTAATTCGGCCAGTAGGGCATTTTGAGCAATCTCGGGGAGCTCCCGGAATACCAACGGGCCGGAGGGCTGCAAGTGCCTCCAGAATTTTTCAAAGGAGCGCGGATTGAAAGTGGTGAACGCCATCAATTCCTTGGGCTCCAAAATTCTTTCGTCAATATTAAATTTTCCTTTAGCGTCCTCTTCAGTCGGCTGCTCTTTGCGTTTTTGCAGCATCTTTCCGGCTCTGAGGCGGGGAATGTAAAACTTATACTGCACGTTAGGCTCAATGCGAGCCAGACCGCGAGACGCAATCTCGTTGCCGGTGGTGGCCTTTACTAATAGCGCCTGTAAAACTTCACCGGCATAAGCGGTTTGAATTTTCGGATTTGTCATCTCTGTCTATTTTGATTTATTTTGCTCAATTTCAGCAAAACGCTCCGCCCAAGGATCGGAGGCCTTGTCCCCTTCGGGTTGCATGGAAAGGTCGGCAACAGCTTGTTTGCCATCCAAAATTTTCTTTACGCTCTCAAAATCTTTCTCTGCAAGAGCGGAGTAGTTGGCCTTTTCAGTCTCGGTAATCTTACGTGCCGCTACGGCGGCGGCGAGGTAGCTCTCGCGCTCTGTCTTCAATGCAGCCACCTCCTTGTCTTTATAGTCCTGTAATTCTGTCTTCACTCGGTCGAGTTCGGCCCGATCCGCGCCGACAGACGTTTTGGCCTTAGTAATCTCCGCCAAGGCTTGCTCATCACTTAGGTTGTCTGCCAATCCGAGCGTTTTTAATACTTGTTGTTTAAAGTCCATTTTATCTTTATTTTTGGTTTTATCAAGAAGGGGAAGCAGGAAGTTGTCAGATGCGTCCGACAGGTTCAGCTCCTTATCGGCAGTGGGATTATATAGCACAACGCAGTTCTTATTGGCAGGAAGGTCTACTATGGAAGCTTCCATCAGTTCGCATTCAACTATGGTTGGGCGCGTCTGGCCCTGTATCAAGAATGCCGGATCCTCCGTTGTGGTTAGCACGCGAATACCAATCGAACAGGCACGCAAAATCCTCTGCCTTACCTTGCTTTCGATTGATTTTGCAAACTCCTCCTCCGCATCAAACACCGCGTCTGCCAACAATTTGCTATCCTCTACGCGCACATTATCCCAATATCCGATCGGCAACTGTATATTTTTTGTGTCACGCCAAGCCCGTATGTGGCCATACAACATAATTGGATTCTTTTTAAAACTATCCAGCCGGATACCTGTGAGCAAAATGCGGGTGCCATGGCTGTTTAGAGACTCATCGCTGAGTACAAATGTGTAGGTAGCTGATTTTGCCATTTCTATTATTTTGGAATTGCAAGATTAATCGCATGTTGTATAGCCTCCAAAAAAGCCTCCAACACTTAGAGGCTTTTATCTGAGACTTGCATAACTCTCTCTAATGTTCGGAGATTTTTTTTAGAAACCGCATGTTGAAATGTTTCTTTGCAATAAAACTTACCATGCCTGCCAACAATAAGAGGAGCGCCGCCCGCGAACTTTATGTTACGCAGGGCTACACTGCAAAACGGATTGCGGAGTTATTGGACGTGACTGAAATTACCCTTTCCAGATGGGTAAACAAGTACGGATGGAAGCAACAACGCGAGGCTGCCGCCTTGGCTCCCGGCGAACGGTCTGCCAACATTGATCAAATCATTTCTTTGTTGGCGCAGGACAGGCTTTCGCTTGCCGACAGGATTAAGGCCGAAGAGGGCAAAAAAGATATCGACTTGGTGGCATTAAAGGATTTGCGCGAACAGATATCCAAGCTGGACACTTCGGCGGCTTATTGGAACAAATGCAGGGAATCAGCAAAAAAAGACGAGCGCATCTCGCTGGAAGTGTACCTAAAGGTCATGGAGCAAATATTTAGCGCCATGCGCATGTTCTCTCCGGAATTATTCTTACAGACGGTCGCCTTTCAAGAGCAGCATGTATATGAAATCTCAACAAGATGATCACTCAAGTGTCCATTACAGCGGCCGGAAAGGCGGCGGCGGAACGATACCGCGAAAAGCTTGAATTACTCAAGTCCGGAGATGCGGCCAATCCCTTTGAAACAAAAGAGGAGCAGCGGCTACGGATTGAGTTGGCGAAGCGGGACATTAAATTCATGGTATCCTATTATCTCCCACACTATGCGACATCCGAAAGCGCCGACTTTCAGATTCGACTTGCGAAAAGGGTTGCCCGAAATACTACCTGCCGCGAACTTGTGCGCTGGGGTAGAGGTTTGGCAAAATCGGTGTGGTGCGACCTAATCATTCCACTTTGGCTGTGGATGCGTGGCGAAACCAACTTTGTGGTTATTGTGGGGAATACTTACGATAAGGCGGTGATTCTGCTCTCCGATTTGCAGGCAGAGCTCGAAGCGAATCCACGCATTATTCATGACTTTGGTGAGCAAAAATTTGTCGGCTCGTGGACAGACGGGCTTTTTCAAACAAAGGATGGCAGGTTGATAGGCATGGCGCTGGGTATGGGGCAAAGCCCGCGAGGGTTGCGCAAAAAAGCCATTCGCCCGACCTTGATCATTGCAGACGATTTGGAAGATAAGGATACAGCAAAGAATCCCAAGCGACAGGATGAGGTTGTGGCGTGGATAGAACGCGACCTCGTACCAACCATGGATGGGCCCGTGCGTCGGTATCTGCACCCCAATAACAACCCCATGCCGCGATCCATTCAAAATCAACTTCAAAAATTACATCCGGACTGGCATGTTGACGAGGTAAAGGCATACGATAAGCAGACGTATGAACCGGCTTGGCCACAGAAATACGGCAAAGACTATTATCGGATTATTGAACAGGATATCGGCATTTTAGCGGCTTATGCCGAATATCTCCACGAGCCTCATATTGAGGGCAAGATATTTACAAATGACTTAATCCAATGGGGAGAACCCCCACGAATCAACCATTTTAAGCTCATTGCCGGCCATTGGGACGTGGCCTATTCCGGCAAGAATGATTTTAACGCCGTAAAGGTTTGGGGGCTGCATGGCATTAACTTTTGGCACCTCAAGGCCTTTTGTCGGCAGTGCAAGATGGAAGATGCTATCCGGTTCATGTATTTTTACGAAAGCACTTTGCCGGAATCCGTCCGGGTAATTTGGAGGGTGGAGGCCCAGTTTTGGGGCGATCCGGTACAGCAGGCAATTGAGCGCGTGCGGCAGGAAATGGACAGGTGGCTGGGAATATCCGTTGTGGAGCGCCCAAAAATAAAGAAGTATGACCGGATGGTATCGATGCATCCATATTACCAAAACAACAGGATTTATTACAGCGAGCATGAATATGCCGACAATGACATGCAAGCAGGCATTGCCCAGCTTAAAGGCATAGAGCCTCGATATTCCGGCCACGATGACGGACCGGATGCAGACCAGCAGGCTATTGAATACCTCGCCCGGCATGTGGTGTATGGGAGCGGAGTTCCGGGTGGAGGCATAGAGGCCACCCTGCCAAGACGCAATAACAGATTGTAAATTATATAACCATGTTTATAGAGGAAAAAGACTTATACATTGCAATACGGGAATATGAAGTTAGGGATATTGTGCAAGGCGATGCCGCCCTAATTGATATTGCCATTTCGACTGCAGTAGGAGAAATGAAGCCATATCTGCATCGTTATGATTGCGAAAAAATCTTCTCCGCAACAGGCGAAGCCCGCGAGTCGCTTCTTGTGCGGTTTGCCGTTGACATTGCCGTATTTGAATTAGTGTCCATTGCCCGACCGGATCAAGACTTGGAAAACCGCCGCGCCCTCTATAATCGGGCTATCGGCTGGCTAAAGCAAGTTAGGGATGAAAAAATACCCTGCGGGCTTCCCTTGCTACCCATTGCCCCCGAGGACGCAAAAGTATTGTCTAATTCCAATCCTAAACGCACAAATTATTTTTAACCATGGCTAAAGAGAGAAGCAAGGTTAAGCCGGTTGATAAAGCCGCCTTAATGCCCAAAACGCCGGGCGCACGATACCGCGGCACGTTTGATATACAGCGATGGAGGAGCGCCATCCAGCGTGCTACCGATCCCACGCATCCCGACCGGTCGCTCCTGTACAATATTTATGAGGATATCCTCCTTGATTTACACCTTACTGCTGTTACCGAAAAACGAATTGAGGACCTCAAGGGGTCTAAGATACGCTTTGTAGACAGAGGAAAGGAGATTCAAGAGATCAACTGGCTCATAGAGGCGCCGTGGTTTTATGACATGTTGAGCGAGATTATGGAAGCACGGCTTTGGGGATATACCGCCTCATGGCTCGACCTCTCCGGAGGGGAGTTTCAAAAGTACGAACTGCTGTGCCGCCATAACGTGATTCCCGAAAGAGGACTGTTTGTGCGGCAACCGGGAGACAGGGAGGGGACATCTATTGTACCCCCGTCTCCCTATGCCAACTATGTAATTACCGCCGGAAAGGCGGATAGCCTTGGACTTTTATTGAAGGCCGCCCCCGTTGTGTACCTCAAACGTGGGGATATTTCTGACTGGGCCACCTTTAACGAAATGTTTGCAGCGCCCATCCGCAAGGGAACGTATCCTCCATATGATGCGCAAATAAAAAAGGAGCTGTTTGAGGCTATTGAAAAATCGGGGGGCTTTCAAGCGCTGCTGCATCCCGCAGGGACGGAGCTGGACATCATGCAGGCTAGCTCCGGCGGCGCGGTGGCTACATATCTTGGATTTGCCAATTTTTGTGACAAACAATTGTCCAAGGCATTCCTGTTAAATACCATGACCATGGACGCCGAGGGCGGGCAATATAAAGGCGACATTCATGCCGACGGGGAAAAACTGGTTCTTAGGTCAGACAGGCGCTTTGTGCTGGCAGTACTCAATACGGAGCTTTGGCGATTGCTTGAGGCACATGGATTCAAACCGGGAAATGGAAAGTTTGTATGTGATGAGGAGGAGACCCTAAGCCTAAAGGACAGGATGGAGGTAGATCGCGAAGTGGCAAAACAGGTAATTATCCCGCCTGTGTACTGGTATGAGCGCTATGGCATACCGGTCCCGGAAGACGGACCGCAGGCCGCGTTGCAACCGGCATTCCCGACATGGAGCGCCTCAGATCCCATGAAACCAACAACCGCATTGCCAACCAAAAAGATAACCCTGCGCAGTTTTTTCGTCTAAGCCCCCTCGACTATGGGGGCTTGCGGGATGAGGTAAATAGCCTGTACGCTGATGCGCACATTACCTGCGCAGGCAGGACAAAAGCGGAAATTTCCCTGCTCTCCCAAAAGGAGATTATTGACATCTTGAGTCGCATTGCCGACCAAAAGTTTAATCCCAAAAAGGACATAGAGTCCGGATTGTTCAACCACACCTTTAAAGCACTAAATAAAGCTGTGGCCAAGGTATACGGCAATTTGGAATTTGACCATCCGGATTATGACTTTGTGCAGGAACTGCGCTACAATAATGCCGTTTTTGCGGCGTTTAAAACACACCGACAGCAGAATGATATCCACAAATTACTGGTGGATGAAGATGGAGCTCTGCGGAGTTTTGTAGAGTTTGCAAGGACTGCCGGGCCGGTTATTGGGGACTATAATGTAAATTGGCTAAAAACAGAATACTCTACCGCCGTCATGCGGGCGCGGGTGGCTCAACAGTTGCGGCAGGCGGAAGGCGAGAAGCACTTGTATCCAAACTTGCAATGGCTGCCCAGCACTGCCCCCAATCCGAGGGAAGCCCATAAGCCCTTCTATGATATGATTCGGCGACTTGATGATCCGTTTTGGCAAAAGCATCTTCCGGGGTCAATTTGGAACTGCCAGTGCGGACTCAAATCTACGGCAGAGCCGGTAAATAACATTGGGCCGCAAAACGAGAATATCCCCATTAAACCCATGCCGGGATTGGATAACAACCCCATGGATGGCGCCCTGTTCTCAAAATCGCACCCATATTTTGCCGAACGGTATGGAGGCGCCAAAAACGCAACCGCTGATTTTATCAAAATGAACAAAGAGGCCACAGCCCGCTATGTTCGCGAAGATGATGGGAGTGGGAAGGGATATCTCTACAGTCACACATTTCGAGGAAGTAATTCTAATTATGCAAAGAATAAAGAGATAGGATTACAGTTGGCTGCGCAGGGCTATAAGGTTAGGCTTCTGCCAGACATACCTCCGGAATGGAAAGAGCTAAGAAGGCTTTTCATTCCGGATGGCGCAAAAGAAGGCAAAAATCCCGACGCAATGATTGGCGGAAAAGTGTTCGAGTTTAAACAACTTAGCCGTAATACCTATAATGCGATAGACCAACGACTCAGAGATGCTGGCAAACAAGCCGACTATGCTCTAATACATATAAGGGAAGCAATGGATGAAAAAATCATTTTTGAAGCGCTAAAAGGTCGTATGGGACGACAAGAGAATGTAAATGAAGTGTGGCTATTAAGAGGTCAAGTATTGACAAAATACACACGGAAGCAAATCTTAGAATATTTTGATTAAAAAGCCGGAAGCCCTACAACTTACGCTATAGGGCTTCCGGTGGGGTCCGGGAGCGCTAAAGCACCAACCCCGACCGCCGCAAATATAATACTTTTTCTAATACCAAAATAAAAATGTCGCAAAATAATCAACTAAGCCAAGTCATTCTCGAAAAGATGGAAGCATGGATAACCCGCGTTCAGCGCGATTTACCCATAGTTATGGGCAAGACGGCTGTCGATCATTTTCGCGAAAATTTTAAACTTGGCGGCTTTGTTAACAACGGCCTGCAACCATGGCAGGATGTCAAGCGCCGCGATCCGGCCAGCCCATGGCATGGATTCGATTACAAAGGGGAAAAGCGGACATCCTACAAATTTACCCGCGACCGGTCAACCGGAAAAACCAAAAGGGATAAGGACCAAAAGCGTCTCAATTTCTCTATGGCAGCCACGCAGCGAACGCCTCTCAATAGTCAGCGAAAAGAGCTATACAACAGCATCCGTTACGCGCCGCTGCCTGATGGTGTGGCAATTATCTCCGATAAGCCGTATTCACTCGTGCATAACGAGGGCGGAATAATCAAGGTGTTCGGCAAGCATCCGGCAAGATTGCCAAAGCGTCAGTTTATCGGCGAATCCAAAGAATTGACCGAAAAGATAAGACAAGAAATCATCAAACTTCTACAATAATGAAAGAAATACTACAAGCCGTCATGACTAAACTCAAGCAAGGCGTCCCGCAACTCCGATGGATATCTGTTAACACGGGGCAGATGAATACAGAAAGTCCCTCTGTTGACTATCCCTGCGCTTTGGTGGATGTGCCACGTATGCTGTATCGCAACATCTCTACCTGTGGCTCTATTCAAAGCAAAGAACTAACTATTGAGGTGGAACTCTACTTTGTCGTTAGGGCTTCCGCAAGCATGTCCGCTCCGGAGTCGGTGCGCGAACAGGCGCTGGAGCACCTTGATATTATGGAGCAGGTGCATGGCGCCCTGCATGGATTCCGGTGGGGAGATTATTCCCGATTAGAATGCGTCAGTATTGCCCGAGGCAAGGATTATTATCCGCGATCCATTACCCTCACCTTTACCTGCATTAATGAGGCTTAGCTGTTCGCCTCAATGGTGTTGAAAGCCTGTTTAAGATAGCTGTAAAGGGTGGCTTCGCTAATCCCGTATATTGGCCAAATATACCGTCGCCATATCTCCCTGTTGGACAGCCCAGACCTAAGGTGTTGATCATAAATATCATTAACCTCTTTCACGCGCTTGGTGTGACTAACTCCACGATATTGTGTTTTCTTTATCATATTGCCCTCCGGTAGCAAATATGGTGATTTTTTCATTTAAAAACAAATTAATTATCTTTGTAACAAATATTAAAAAAACCGCGAACATGAAAAAACTGCTACCCATTACCCTTGTGGCGCTATTCTTTGCCTCTTGCGAGAAAAAATATGATGCGACTGATTACGGGGTGTATATCAGCAACGGCATGGTTAAATTAGGCGTTGATATGAGCGCCGGTGGCTCCATTTTCTATTTTTCAGAAATGTCCCAAGAACGCAATCTGCTGAATCATAACGATAAGGGCCGATTCATTCAGCAGTCATACTATGGCGAGGCTGATGGCAGTATGTGGGCGGGTACTCCATGGTGCTGGAATCCGATTCAAGGGGGCGGATACAGGGGCCAAGCGGCTACGGTGCTGGAGTCGCAAATAGAGCAAGATCGCCTGTATGTCAAATCGCTGCCCAAACACTGGGCTACCGGCACAGATGTGGACGAGGCTATTATGGAGGAATGGATTACGCTGGATGGAAGTATTGCGCATATACGTTTTCGGATGACCTACTCCGGAGCCTCCGCACATCCGGAGAGGCATCAAGAGTTGCCGGCGGTTTTTATAGATGCAGCCCTACCCAATCTTGTTTACTACAAAGGAACTGCCCCATGGACTAACGATGCTCTGATTTATCATGTTCCGGGTTGGCCAAATGAATATGACGAACGGAGTGAGGAGTGGAGCGCTTATGTGGATAATCAAGGCTGGGGAATCGGCGTATATACGCCGGAAACCTTCGACATGACCATGTACCGCGCCGGAGATGGCAATCCCAAGAATAATGGCCCGGGCGGCAGCAATTGCTCCTACTTTGCCCCGATTCGGACTTTTAGTGTAAATCCGGGCTTAGTATTTGAATATGACGTGTATGTTACAATTGGTCATATAGCGGATATTCGGGCAAGGTTTTATGACATCCGCGCAGGGCTCTAAATCTCATCTTTTAGGGGTTTTATTCCTACGGGTGGCGCAGTAAGGCTGCCCCATGTGCCTTCAACTTCCCGCCATGTTATCACGTGTCTTTTTCCTTTTTTATCGAGGCAATAGATACGGTTTGCCAATGCTTCACAATCCGGGTCGCCAATGCGCACGATGTGTAGCTTGCGCTTATCAATTGTCAAGATTTCCATAGCGATTCTTTCTGAATATTACTGTTTTTTTATCAATCCGAACAGGCGTCCTGCCGGCCGTGGCCAGCTTGCCGTGTTTTTTAGACAGCTTGCGGGCTTGGTCGCGCATGTATTGCTCATGCATGCCAATATCATTTTCCATATTGTTCAATCTGTTGGTCATTTGCGCCCGGAGCGGGACTCGAACCCGCGACTCCAACTGCCCTCGCCAACTGAGCTATCCGGGCATTGCCATTTCGAGGACATCCTTAAAATGACATTAGATGCTCGAAAAATTAAGATCAATCACCTTGTAAGAACCATCTCCCTGCCGCTCTGAAACACGATAGTATGTTTTGCTGCTCGGCTTGCGCATTGCCTGCTCAATCAGCGCAAGGCTTTCTTGAAATAGCGGCTCTTTTACCCGGTCCCTGTACCTAAGCAGAGAGGTTACCTTCTTTGCGTCTAATTTGCCGCGGGTGGTAGAAAAAGCATCCGTAACAAGCTCTTTGACAAAATCAAGCTTACTTTCAATGTTATTGGCAAGGAATTGATCCAACTTTTCCTTACATGCCTTGATGGTTAAATCGTCAAATTCGATTCGCTCATTTACGCTTACTTCGACCTTGACTGATCGGTCAAAATTATACCATGTGAAATTACCCTTTGTCTCTCCGGAGGCTTTAAGGTCAGTCATCACTTTTGCGCAAACCTCGTCACAGATGGTTTGAAATTCATGCTTCATTTTGACGAGCTGCGCATTTAATCCCTTTGCCTTGGTCAGCAGGGAGTGCGCCCGGCGTTCTTTTAGCCGGTCGGCAGAAAAGATGTAGTCGACGGGGACCTTCTCCCCGGCCTCATTAATCCAGTGTCCGCCCTTTTTAATTTCCTGTTTCATATTACAATAGTTTTAAATAAGTCATAGCTGCTCTAATTGATGAAGTTCATACTTAGCCTCCTCCAAATTGGTTTTAAGCATATCACGAGACTGAACAACCGATTTGAAGTTTGGCTTGTCTCGATTTTCAAGCACGGAAATCCACTCTTCCCGTTGCCGGATTAGTTTCTCATAGCCTTCGATGTCTTTCATCTTGGCTTGAATCTGCCTATTAATCGACAGGGTGTTGGTGTCTACCACCTGCATAGTCATTGCTGTCATAATTGTTGTGTTTTAGTTGATTATTAATTTTGTCTTGTTTTTTCTTGTATTTTCGGATAGCTTCGTCCTTATTGGCGCCGGCCGGAATCAGTATTGTGGTGCGCTTATCCACCCTTACTGCGATTTCTCCTTGTTCCTCTATGCCCGCATGGGACTCGTCGGCCACATCTCCCTCTTGAGCGCCTTCCCTTTGCTTGCGAGGGCGCCCCCGTCCTTTTCGGGTGCCGCCGCCGGCGATTTTCTTTTGGGGCGCCCCCCGCTTACGATAAGCCCTTTTGACTCTTGTCGAAGCCGATGGCTCCGGAAATGGAATACCCGGCGACCGAAGCTCATTTGCCCGCTCCAAGTACCATTGCTCTTTTGCCAAATCCTGCTCGGCGGGATTCTCATCTTTTTTGCCCGCCCGCATACGGTACTTGAAGGCATTAATGGTGCAAAATATGGCAACCGCCTCGCTGCCGAATACTTTGCGCATCATGTCGATGGTTTCGATTCCATAGCCATTATTGCAGTAATGCGCCGGATTGATTACGCTTTTTTTTGTCATAGTACTTTGTTTTAAGCTGTTAATATTTCGATTTGAAGCTCGTAGGTGATGGCATCAATCTCCTCGCGATCTCGGTGGGCATTAACTAATGCGTAGTAGCAGTTCCGGAGGCGCTCAAGGGGGATGCCATTGAATTGTTCCGACTTGGCCATTCGACAAGCCATGCCTTTTATATAGTTAATGCGCCAAGTCGGGTCGTCCCCGTGCTTAAATCTGCCAATCAATTCCAAATAGGAAGCGGCGGCGGCAATCACGCGCCGGCGCCAAACATTGTGTTCTTGATTGCGCTCCTGCTGCAGGTTGGACAACCGGCTTAACAGGTCGAGCAACTCTCGGTCAGAGAGCTGAGTCGAACTCACTACTCCGTAGCCGGACAATATGTCCATCTTTGCCTCCCTGTCCATGCCAAGCGTCCGACAAACACAGTGATACCGCTGTATCAAATCATTGCGCGTATATGGTTTTGTCTGTTTCATCCGTGTATTAGGTTTACCAAAAACCGCAGTCCCATAGCCCCAACTTGAGTGGACTCTGCGCAAATTCTATCAAACCGCTCGCCGGCCATACTTAAATCTCCGCCCTCGCAATGAAACTGTAGGCACTCCTTAGTTAATTCCCCGGCCTCCTCATTGACAATGGCCGAGGCGTATACCAAGTCATCCGGCCAATTCGGATGCTTTCTTTTTGCGCTGCGATACTCCCGCAGAATGGCCGCCAGTGCATCTGCCTCATACTCATTTAGCTTGTTTAGCTCTCTTGTTAAATTGTTTTGCTTGCTCATATTATTGTGTTTTAATGGTTTCGCCCCAATATTTAGCCGCCCCTTCTTCCCAAATCGTATATTTGCCCCCATTGGGCCCAATGTGCCGGCCAAAGGATTGGGCAACAAAGCCCTCTATATGTATTTTTTGCGTGGCATCATAGCGCACCGAGCGCGCCGAGCGGCCGGCAGGTTGCTTGCCATCCGCGTGGGAAATGAATATAATCAGCTTGTCGGGATGGGCCCCCTTGAATCGTATATACTCGCGATAGGTAAGTTGAGCGTACTGAAAAGAATCAATAATGGCCGCCTCGGGGCTTCTCTGTCTGCTCAGTCGTTCGGATAGTTGCGCGATTGACTCGCCTTTGGCAATTAGGAGGCGACGGGCAACCTGTTTGGCGTCTACCTCAGCAAATGCCTGCTGCACGGTTAAACAGGCGCCCTCCTCCAGCGAATTGTATACCACTCGGCAATATTTACCCAGTTCGCAGCACAGCTGTACGGCAAACCTTGACTTCCCATTGCCGGAGTCTCCCCAAATAAACCACACGCCTGTCCGCTCGGGAGTGCCAAAGGCTTCGTGCCATGCGCCCTCAAACGGAAATGTGTTATATTTTTTCTGCATGAGCTGATTAATAGTCAGCACTCTCGGTAATCTTATATTCTGTTTTGCCGCTTCCATTACCGGACTTTCCTAAGTTTATTGATTTCATCATAGATGCGCCTTAGGGAGCCATCCGTATTGTTTACCAATATCTGTATATTTGCTCCCGCCGGCGCATTGGCCTTGGCAATCAGCGCTGCATGGACGGATTTAAACTGTTTCAGCTCATCCGTGGCGTCCGGGGACGCCTTTTGATAGCGACTGCCGTAACGGGAGAATAGTTCTGTGTATCCGACTTTTTTATACTCAATGCTCCGCCGTATTTTTTCCTTTAACCCGTCTGCGCCCATCATATACCAGCCGCAGGCCCGCTCGGTGGCATTCCAAAGCGCTTTCAATTCCAAGAAAGCGGCGTAATCCAAATCGCCCGCCTCGTCTAAGATAATAAGGGGCGAGGGCAGGGAGCGGAGATAAAACACCAAATCCCCATACACGTCCGTGTATTTTCCCGTATACCCCACCCCAAATTCCTTAGCGATGAACCGCACTAATCGTTGACGTGTTTTAACTTGACTACAGTCCACATAAATAGCCCCCTTATTGCTCTTTATATAGCGCTTTGCCGTATATGTCTTGCCAATATCGGCAATATCGCACATGAGCCGACTGGCGCTGTTTTCTTGACAAAAACGGAGCTGCGCCGTGATGAATTGAAACACGGGTGTTTCGGCGGTTTTCCAGTCCGGAGCGTTGCTTAGCTCCACCTCCAACCGTCTGGCAAGGCTGACCCAAACGCCGTCCGATAACAGACGCTCGGTTTCGCCATTCTTTAAACGACTGAATTGGGCGTTATTTATGCCCATGGCAATCGAAAACTTGGTGTCGCTTCCGGTAAAGTTTTTGCGCCGTTCAAGCAAGGCGGCTACAATCTTTTGTTTTAATTCTGTTGTAATCATATTTTGGTGTTTTAATGGTTTTTCAATAGAGCTTACATGTCGTTTAAAGCCTTCTCTTGCATGTAGCTGCCGTTGTACATAAGGGCGTATTCAAATACATCCTCATCCCCACGCTCTTCCCGGCCTGTATGCGGGGTTTCCCGCAATATCCTTGGCTCTGCCTGCTCCACAGCCCCTACCTCGTCCATAGTTAAGATGCCCAATGGGGTAACCTTGGCCTTGCGCCCCTCCCGTACATTTCTGTCAAACCTTTCCTGTCTCTTAGCCTGCATGACTCGGATTTCCTCATCCCGCTCAATGCGCTCAATTTGCGCTTCATTATAGCGCTCAGCCTTGACGCATGAACACAGATAGATGTCGTTTTGATAAATATGCACCTCATTGATATTGCCATGCTCATCGGGGAGATAATAGGCATCCACCTCATAGTTCCGCGGAGACAGCATCCCAATCACATCAATGGTATTGTCTATCCAATAGTCGGCATGTTGTACCCGCACATAGTCATTGTTGCGGATAGATGTTTTGGTATGCTCGCCTATGTACCTTAATGCCACGTGTCTACCCAATGGGCGCAGGCTTGGATTTATGTTGTGCATCAGCACTTCCCAGCGAGTCATACCGGGGTATTTCTTCTGTTTGGAATGCAGGCTGTGGTTGTGCCTCGCGGTGGCTAATATATCCTCCCTAATTAGTTGCTCAATGCTATACTCCCGCTCCTCAAACTCTCCGGCAACCTTAACCCGTGGCACACTCTTGCCCTCACTCCTGTTGCTCCAGCGGCCAACGCCCACCTGTGTTTTCTTTTCCGTGGTGTATTTTTTCTGATTTATCATATGCTCCGCACCCTTTTCACGGGAGTTGCCGGGGAGGCACAGCCGGACGTAAGGAAATAAGGCTTGCAGTTCCGACAGCATGGTGCCGGTCAGATGATGCTCCACTTCCACCTCTCCGGGCATGGGCAAGCCATGAGCGTCAATCAGTCGGTACATATTCCGTAGGCAGTGCCATACCAGTTCCGTATCCGGCTTGCCGGCCTTATAAGCCGCACCCACCCAGCACTCGCTTCCCAAGTCAACGGCAACATAGCTATTCACCCAACCCGATATGCTCTTGCGTGGCAGGCTGCGGTCATCAATAGATATCTTTGAAAATGCAAATTGCGGGCGATTGCGCCTGTTGTAGGGACGCATAACATTGTTATAGGTAAAGCGCCCCAAACGCTCAACCGCAGTCAGCATCCTGTTTCCGGGGGCCATTAAGTAATTTTTAATAGTGGACTCCGACAGGCTGATGGGGCGCCCGTTCCGGTAATAATCCTGTGGATTGAACACTTCGCCGGTCTTATGGTCATATACCTGTATCTGACCATAAATAAAGGCGTCGTACCGCTCTTTGATGGTGCTGCAGAAAGGAATATCCGCCATTATATACAATGACTGCAACAGAGCGTCAATCTGCACCGACACCTTACGTGCGTTATCATTGCCATGCCGCCCCGATATTAATACCCTGTAATCATGTGTCCTTTTGTATGCCATGTAGCGCTGCCGCAGGCGCCTGTCCCCGTCTCTTAACGTGTGCCCGGTTTCCGCCCTTGCCAACTTAACCTCCTCCATCACAATGTCCCACAGGCCGCGCGTCCGACCTGTGCGTCCGCGCTCCAGCCTCAGTTCCTGCTCCCGCTTAATCATGGCGTTCATCATGGAGGCGTTAACAGTGTATTCCACCGCTTTCTTGCGGACGCTCTCTCCGGAGTTTGTGTAGTAATGCCGTGCCTTGGTGTCAACCTCATAAAACTTCATTAGGTGGGACATGGGCGCTCGCGCCGCCGGGTCGTAACCAATTTGGGCAATAATAGCATCCCTGTAATGCTTGCGCAGACTTTTCCACGTAGCTAATGCGGGAGTGTTGCGGCAAGCACGGCGGATGACATTAAATTCATTACGATTGGTTGCGTGTCTGCGTTGGCAGTCTGTTATTATCCCGGACTCGACTAACCAGCCAACCTCTATGCAAAACTCGTCGTTGTAATATTCCGCTCGAATGTTCATGTTTTTTATCTGTTGTTCCCGCCCCTGTCTCGCTCAAGGCGCCGGACTCGCTCCGGTGCGGGATTTTGCTTACATTTGTGATGAAAAAGAAAAAATTGTTTAACTAAAATCTGTAAGCATTTATGTTTGAATCTATTTTTGCGTTACGCTGCAAATAAGAAACCCGATAAGCCATATTATAAGTGCAGTAGCGCCCATCACCGGAGGTATCCACAGTGGCGCGCATACCAGCCACCAACTCCATGTGGCTACCACGCCTATCTCGGCCAGTTTTAAGACTAAAAACACAATGAATACCATGGCCGGCAATGAGAGGATGCTCCGCGTGGTTGTTGTCTTGCTCATAATTCTTCCTGTTTTAATTGATTAATAATTATCTGTTAATTATTCGGATTGTCGATTAGGGTTAAAAGTTCGTCAAGTAGCCCAATTTCGGCTGCTTCATAAGTGTTAAATAGGCATTGTATATGCTCGTGCCAGTTATTGTGTATATAACTTGCCTCGTACCACTTACAGTGAATCCCTTTACACGTAATGCCTGTACATATCCCCTTCACATCCCGCATATATTTAAGGGCTAAGGCGACAGTTAATTGGCTATTCCAATCAAACCCCAATTCTTTGAGGCGTTTCGCTTGCTCGTGAGAGCATAGTTCTAATTCTTTCATGTCTGTCTTGTTTTTATCGCTTTCTTGGTGATAATCCCAAACTTAGGCACTTCATATCCGAAAAATTCGGGAAATGCCTCTACGAGTTTAATCCTGTTCGGCTTGCTTGCGAGATAAAATAATTCCTTAAGGGCGACATTAAAAGAGCCTTCGCCTGTTCGGGCCCCGTTGTGCATCTGCAAGAAGATGCTCTGATTGGTGTTTTGCATGGTATTGATGTTTTATTGGTTAATACTCGTTTACAAACTCAGTTTTTGAATAATTTTTTGCATCCGCTCCGGCGCGTAGGCATCCACCTCCGCCCCCTTGTTGACCATCGCCCGGCGTTGTAGTTCCTGCATAATGGCATTATTGCGACTGCCGCCTCTAAGAATGCTGCCTAAATCCCATTTATTGATACCAAACTTGCGGCAAACCTTCACCTCGTCATCCGCCGTAACGTAACGGTCTATCAACTGATGCATATCGGCGTTCAGTCGCTTCAACTGCTTGCGGTCGGCGCTCTCGGGATGAATGTAGTACCCCTGTCTGCGGATGGCCGGAAGCACCTCCGGCGTCACCCAGCGCTTGAATTTACGCGCAGCCGGCTTGCGGCTCTGAAATATCAGGTTGTATAGCCCGCTCTCGTTTATAGTGGTCATTTCCTGCTTCCCGCCAAGGGTGTCCACTAATAAGGGACGCCCTTTGTCTTCGTCGTCCAAACGTGCAACAACATCTCTGTGCTTGTCGATTCCTAAAACTTCGCAAACATCTTTGGCTACAAACCATGGTTCGCCCTTAATCATTTGTGTTCTTACGCACCCAAAGTCCGGATGCTCAATCATTGATAAATTCATAATTATTTTTGTATTAATTAGTTAACATATTTCGCTTGATACAGCCGCCGAATCTTGTCGCACTTTTTACCGGGCGCATTGTCGCGCAATGCGCGCCGAACAGTGTGCCTGTTGCATCCAACCATTTCTGCAATCTCATTCATAAACCCTTTGGGGGGAATTATGATTTTTTTACCTACATTTGTCGCCATGTAACTTGAGTTATAATTTTCGACAAAGCTAATTCAAAATTTTGAACCAAAACAAAAAATGAACAAAATTTTATCCCCAATCAAGAAGAGAGTATTGCATTATATTGATTATGTAGATATTAGGCGCGATGCTTTTTATGCGAAAACAGGCATTGTTAAGTCAAATTTTAGCGGAGAAGGGGCAAAAAGCGAGATTGGAGGTGATAAAATAATCAAAATTTTGAACGAATATCCCAACCTTAGCCCCGAATGGCTTCTTACCGGAAAGGGGGAGATGCTAAAGGCTGATGAAGGCATGGTTCAAAAAAATCCGGAAACAAGGCATCTTATACCTGTATATAATAGTGTAATTTCACGGGGAGGGGGTGAGGTGTCTGCGAATACCGATGGGGTGTCCCAGCCGGATGAATACATTGATACGGGCGATTGGTTTCGTGAAGCAACGGCAGCTATCCGGCATTATGGCGAGAGTATGATAGAGTATCCGCCGGGTTGCATCTTGGCCCTTAAAGAGGTCTATGACCGCGCCTTGATTATACCCGGGCGTGATTACATGATAGAAACAAGTGAGTACCGTGTGACAAAGCGGGTTAAACTTGGGAGGGAAAATGATAGCATTATTGCATGCAGCACCAATGAAGAAAAGTATCCGGATGGGAGCTTAGTACATGAGCCGTTTACTATTACATGGAATGCTATCCGTAGGATATCCTTGGTGCTTGGTTATGTGGTCAAGAAAAGTGGTGGCACTATGGTTTTTAGCATACCAAAGAAATAGGCAATGTCCTTAATCCAGCAATTCTTTTATTAGCCAACACGCACAGTATTTCGACCTTATCGAATACACATTCGCTGTGTATTAAATAAATACAATAATACGCCGGTATGTCATTGCGCGTAGTACCGTGTATTATCGGGGGCAACTCGGTTGAAAATATGTAAAAATGCCCGTTTTTTAAATCATACCCCCCCAGACTCGGTTAAAACTTATGTAGTGTTATGGATACCCATTTGGATACGCAATAGGATACCCATTCGCAAAAACGCGCAAAATCGGGTCAAGTGGGGCGGGCTTCCTATTGGCTTCGGTGCGCCTGTAAGACATCCCTCCAAGTAGCTATTTGGGCGCAGAAATAGCCGCCCTGTATCAAGAAGCAGCTACCTGTCAATAATCCATAAATAATTGTTCTATGCGCCTTTTATGGGGCGCCCGCTGCAAAATCCTTGGTATTGCCTCTAAAGATGCCCGTATTTACCGCCATTGGCAATACCAAATAAACATTTACCTATCAAAAAAGGCCATCACGGCCCCAAAAATTAACATGAAATTAAAGCAAATGTACATTTCGTTTTGCGCGGTGCCGTTTAGAAAATACCCGTAACTATTTATAAATTAAATTATAAAACCGCCTTTCCACATCCTTTCCTTATACACACTTCGTTCTGCCCCCCTTACTATTCTTATACCGCCAACGGGACTTCCCCGCAAATTCTTGAAAAATGCGTACATTTGCAGCCAAAGGCTTATGATACCATGCAAGAACAACAAATCATAGAATACAAATCCATTTGGAAAGATGAGTACCTGAAATGGATATGCGGCTTCGCCAATGCCCAAGGCGGTACGCTTATTATTGGTAAGGACAATAACGGCAATGTGGTAGGCGTAAAGAATGCCCAAAGACTGTTAGAAGACTTGCCCAACAAAATTACTACCATTATGGGTATCGTAGCCGACGTAAACCTGCACGAAACCCCGCAGGGCGAATTTATTGAAATTGTGGTAGAACCTCATCCCAATCCGGTGAATTGTAAAGGCGAATACCATTACCGTAGCGGCAGTACCAAGCAGGAACTTAAAGGGGCGGCATTGGACAAGTTTCTTTTACAAAAACAGGGCAGACGCTGGGATAGCGTGCCGATTCCCAATGTTAAGGTTGCCGATTTGAAGCAAGATACTTTTGATTTTTTCCGTAAGAGAGGCGTTAAAAACAATCGACTTGATGATGGTACACTGTCAGACAGCAACGAACTCTTGCTTCACAACTTGAAGTTGATAGAAAACGGATATTTGAAAAGGGCGTCGCTGCTGCTTTTCCACGCCGACCCCGAAAAGTTTGTTACCGGTGCATATATAAAAATCGGCTATTTTGAGTCGGATAGCGACTTGATTTTTCAAGACGAAATCCATGGCAACCTTTTTGAACAGGTCGAAAAAACAATGGAATTGCTTTTTACCAAATACATTAAAGCTCTGATAAGTTACGAGGGGATTTATCGAATCGAAACCTACGAGTATCCGAAAGAAGCAATACGCGAAGCAATCCATAACGCAGTGGCTCACAAGGATTATACAGGCTGTACTCCTATTCAAATCAGTGTTTATAAAGACAAAATAATGATTTGGAATTATGGACAACTACCTGAAAATTGGACGATTGAAACATTATACAAAAAACATTCTTCAGTACCGTACAACCCAGATATTTCCAATGCCTTTTTTCGGATAGGTTATATTGAAGCGTGGGGGCGGGGCATTCGAAAAATGAATGAACAATGTGCAGCAGCGGGACTACCCCAACCCTTGTACTACTACGAAAGTTCAGGCTTTTGGGCTGTTTTTCGCAAAAATACTTTTAATGAGCAATCTTTAAGCGAATTAGGATTGAATGAAAGGCAAGTTGACGCACTATTGTTTTTCAAAACTAAAGGCGAAATAACAAGTTCGGAATATGCGCAAAAATACAAAGTAACAGACCGAACTGCCCGAACAGATTTGAATGAATTAGTTGAGAAAGAATTGCTTATAAAAAGAGGCGAAACAAATCAATCAAAATATCTGTACGTATAGAGAGTGTACATTTCCGAAGTTTTTCCGAAGTTTCCGAATAATTTCCGAAGTTTTCCCACATTCCCTTCCCTTAAATCCCCAACATGGCTTCGCATGGTTACGCCCCTTAACCATTAGCGGTTCACCGGCAAAACCCTGTGTTTAGGCATAGATTTTAGAAAGTCTGAAAAGAAAGAATTTCATATCCGAGACACCTCTGAGGGAAGCTCTGAAAGACTTGATTTTAGCATTGAATGATTC